GAAGCTGGCAGCCATGGAGGGAATTCCGCTGCTGAATGCGGCGATCCTGTCGATCCCCGGGTGGGGCTGGGCGCTGGCTGGTGTGGCGGCATTGACTGCGCTGAGTTCTGCGCTCTACCTCAACAACAAAGACTTCAAGGCCTGGGTCGACAACTTGGCCGGCATCGTGGCCAACGACTTCAAGGCTGCCATGAGTCAGATGGGGCAGTTTGCAGCTGACACCAGCAAGGCAATCAGCGACACATGGTCTGGCCTTGTGGGCTATGCCAGCAAGATCGGCGCCGGCTTGGCTAATGCTTTCGCTGGCCCGTTTGGCTTCATCGGCGACATTGCCAGGAAGACGATGGCGATCGTCAGCGATGCCATCGGCGGAATGGTCAACGCCATCCCCAAGCCGATCCGCGACAAGCTTGGCGTCGTTGCTCAACGGATTGGCACTTCGGCCTTGATGGTGCTGCCGGGTGGCGCGGCGACGCTCTACGGCATCAGCGCGTTTCAGCGCGCCAATCCCGCGACGCGCAAGCCGCAGGCCGGAGCTGGTGCGGTTGGAGCTGCAGCGTTGCCTGGTGAAACCTTCGTTCCCAACCTTTCCGCGTTGGCTGGCGCTGGGGCGGCTGGAGGACGGGGTGGCGGAGCTAAGGCACCAGCCGGCCAGATTATCGAATACCTCACCGGAGACCGAAGCTCTGGAAGTTATCGGGCCGACCACGGCGGCAGTAACTATCACGACCACCTAGCGTTTGCCAGCGCCGCGCAGCGGGATGCGGCCATGAAGGAATTGCGGGCCGCCGGCATCCGCATCGGATCCGTCAACGACGGGCTTCACGCAAAGGGCAGCTATCACTATTCCGGCCAAGCCTTTGACGTTCCCGGTGGCCAGGTCCCAGTGGGGCAGGAAGCCGGTTTGTCTGCACTGGTGCGCAAAGTGCTTGGCGGCGCCGGGTTTGTGGGCAAAGGGATCGGCAAGGCTGCTGGCTATTCCGACGACCTGGCCAGCCTGAGGATGCAGGGTGAAGAGAAGGCCGCCGAGGCTGCCAAGAAAGCCAAAGAAGACGCTAAGCGCAAGGCGGAGGAAGATGCAAAGGGACTTACTGCCGCACGTGAAATGCTATTCACAAACCAGGCAATCCTGAAAATTGAAGAAGCAAAGAGTCCGCTGGACAAGTTGGCTGCCGAGTTTGACAAGGAACGCTCGGATCGGATGCGCAATTACGCCAGCAAGCTCGCAGGTACCCGCGGAGAGGAAGAGCAGCGGGCGCTGGTCGGGGCTCAAATGGTCGAACAAACCAAGGCAGAAATCACCTTCCAAGAGCGGCTTGCTACTCTCACCGGCGAACAGCTTGACCTGGAGCGCGAACGGGCCGCGCTTTTGGCTGACTCCATGGCGCGCATGGAGGAGATGAGCACCCGGAGCAGCATCAGCGCCGGTGCGCAGCAGGGCATCCAGTCCTATGTCGATTCCCTAGGCAACCTGCGCGACGCCGTGGGCCAGCTCACCACCAACGGCATCGGCGGGCTGGAGAACAGCCTGACCGAGCTGGCCACCACCGGCACCGCCAACTTCCGCGAGTTCGCCGCCAGCATCCTCAAGGACACGACCCGGATGATCATTCGTCAACTGGTGCTGAAATCGATCATGTCGCTGATCGGCGGGATTGGCGGCGGGGTTGCCTAGACGTTTGAGATGCCGTACGCCGCCTTCATCCCCAGCGGCGGCTATGCATTCGCCAGCGGCGGCATCATCGACAAGCCGACCGTGTTCCCCTTCGCCAAGGGGATCGGCCTGATGGGTGAAGCCGGCCCCGAAGCGATCATGCCCCTACGGCGCGGCAAGGATGGCCGGCTTGGAGTCGGGGGCGGCGGTGGTGGCGACACCACGATCAATGTCTCCGTCGACGCAAAGGGCACCAGCGTTCAGGGAGACAGCGGTCAGGGTGCGGCATTGGCGAGAGTCATCTCCCAGGCCGTGCAAACTGAGATGGTCAAGCAACGCCGTCCTGGCGGCATCCTTGCGAGCTGATCATGGCCACCTTCACAATCGTCCCCAGCTTTAGCGCCTCCGAGAGCAGCAAGCCTCGGGTCAATACGTTCAAGGCGGGTGATGGCTATGAGCAGCGGATCACGTTCGGGCTTCGCACCGACCCGAAGGAATGGCGCCTGCAGTTCACCAACCGCACCGACACCGAGCGCAACACAATTCTGGCTTTCTTTGAAACTGCAAGAGGCGCCGATTCGTTTGACTGGACGCCACCACGGGGGAGCGCTGGCAAGTACGTGTGCCAGGAATGGAACCTTGAGATGGTGTCTTGCAACTTCAATACAATTACAGCTACGTTCCGGCAGGTGTTTGAAGCATGAGCGCTCCTATTGGTGATCTGCAGGCTGTAGCGCCCAGCGCGATTATTGAGCTATTTGAGATCCAGCTGGTGACGGCGATCCATGGCGCCAATACCACGTACCGCTTTCACCCTGGCACCAACGCTCAGACCAGCAACGGCAGCGTGGTCTTTGGTGGCGTGACCTATCAGGCCTTCCCCATGGAGGCTGATGGCTTTGAGTATTCGGGCAACGGCCAACTGCCTAGGCCCAAGCTGCGGGCCTCCAATATCTTCGGCACCATCACCTCAATCCTGTTGTCACTGCCACAGGGCCTAGAGGGCGCAAAGGTGACTAGGACGCGCACGCTGATTCGGTACATCGACAGCGCCAACTGGTCCACTGGCTCCAACCCCTACGGGACACCGGATAGCACTGCCACCTTTCCGGCTGAGATTTATTACATCGACCGCAAGTCTGCTGAAACCAGGGACTTTGTAGAGTTTGAACTTTGTGCAGCATTTGACCTTATTGGCGTCAGGGCTCCCAAGCGGCAGTGCATCTCTAACATCTGCCAATGGGTCTATCGCTCAGCTGAGTGCAGCTACACCGGCACCAGCTACTTCACGGAGAATGATGTTGCAACTACGCTGGCCAATGATGTGTGCGGCAAGAAGCTGAGCAGCTGCAAGGCCCGGTTCGGCGCCACAGCCCAGCTTCCTTTTGGTTCATTCCCTGCAGTCGGCACCTTCACCCTCTGATGAACGACACCACCAGAGCCGAGTTCCTGGGATACGCCAAAGGTGGCGCACCTTATGAGATGTGCGGCCTGGTGGTCGTGATCAAAGGCCGTGAGCGGTTCTGGCCATGCCGGAACCTCAGCCCAGAACCCGGCAGCTTTTTCACCCTCAACCCTGACGACTACGCCAAGGCAGAGGACGCTGGTGAGATCGTGGCCATCCTGCACAGCCACCCCATTACATCACCAGCACCCAGTCAGGCCGATCTGGTGGCCTGCGAGGCCTCAGGGCTGCCCTGGTTCATCTGCAACCCCACGCTTGAGACCTGGGGGGAATGCAAGCCCAGCGGCTTCAAGGCGCCGCTGATTGGCCGGGAGTGGACCTGGGGCGTGCAGGACTGCTGGAGCCTGGTGCGCGACTTCTACGGCGAGCATGGCATCGTGCTGCCCGATTGGAAGCGCCCGCTCACCTACGCCCAGTTTGAGGGCGATCCGCTGTTTGCGCGGCACTGGGACGAGGCTGGGTTCAAGCAAGTCTCGGAGGATGATCTGCAGGAAGGTGACGCCATCTTCATGAGCCTGTCCGGCACGGGCCTCAATCACGTCGGGGTCTACCTGGGGGACCAGATGATGCTGCACCACCTGGGGCCGAACCGGCTCAGCTCCAGGGACCTGTATGGCGGGTACTGGCAAAAGGCCACCGGCTGGGTTGGCAGACTGGACGCATGGGCAGGCAGGGCCAATGCGTGAAATTAGGGTCTACGGCAAGCTCGCCAAGTTCCTGAAGCGGCGAGTGTTCAGGGCCGAGATCGCCAGCGCTGCTGAGGCGATCCGTTTCCTAGTGGCGAACTTCCCCGAGATCGAAGGCCATATGGCAGATCAGCATTACCGGGTCAGCCTGGCCGACCGTGACCTGGCGCTTGATGAGATTGATGAACCCTGCGGGCAGCAAATCATCAAGATCGTCCCGGTCATCGAGGGCGCCGGAGTAGTGGGGCGCGTCATTGCCGGTGTGGCGTTGATTGCTGGTGCCGTGATCATTGGCCAGCCGTGGCTGGGTGCCTTCGCTTACTCGACACTCATCGGGGCCGGCGCCAGCTTGGCCCTCGGTGGCGTGGCCCAGCTGCTCACACCAGTGCCGGTGATCCCAAAGGGATCCGACAGCCCCAACGATCCGCGCAAGAACTATTCTTTCAGCTCGATTCAGAATGTTTCACGACAAGGAACTCCGGTCCCAATTATCTACGGCGAAATGATCGTGGGGTCTGTAGTAATTAGCGCAGGCGTTGAGATTGAACAGGTGTCAGCATGACCATGATCAGTGGTGCTGGCGGTGGCGGCGGCAAGGGTGGCAGCAAGGCGGCCCAGAAAGCGCCAACAGAGCAACGGAACAGCCTGTTCTCCAGCTCCTACGTCAAGGTCGTCGACCTGATCGGCGAGGGCGAAATCTATGGCCTGTTTGGTGGCACCGTTGGCGACGATCCGCTCAAAGCTGTTTACCTGGACAACACCCCCATTCGAGAGCCAAACGGAGCGTTCAACTTTACTGGGGTTTCGTTTGACTCAAGGAACGGCGTGCAGTGGCAAACGTACCTTTCCGGCTTTGATGACATCCAGAGCGAAACGAGTGTAGGAACCAAGGTTCTGCAGTCAGGCACGGGCGTTGTTGTCACACTTAGCAACAGCAGTGTCAGCGCCATAAGGGTGACAGTGAATGTACCGGTGTTGCAGGAGATCAAAGACAACGGGGACATCAAAGGAACCTCGGTCAACCTCAAGATTCAAGTTCAGTACAGAGGTGGCAGTTACGTTGACATGATCAACGACACCATTTCTGGCCGAACATCCCAGCCATACCAGAAGGACTATCGAATAAATCTGGATGGTGCATTCCCAGTTCAGGTCAGGGTTGTCAGAGTCACGCCTGACAACGGAAGCGCGAAGCTGAGCAATGATTTGTTTTTTGCAAGTTACACTCAGATCACCTATGCGAAGCTTGCATATCCCAACTCGGCGATTGTTGGGATACGCATCGACTCCGAGCAGTTCAACAGCATTCCAACCCGCAGCTACCGAGTGCGCGGTTTGAAAGTTAAGATTCCCAACAATGGCACGGTCAACCAGACCACTGGCGCCATCACCTATTCGGGAGTATGGAATGGCACCTTTGGCGGTGCTCAATGGACCTCAGACCCGGCCTGGTGCCTCTGGGATCTGCT